GCGTCCATCCGTCCGCATTCATCACATCGTTCACCTTAACGGAAAGTTCTCCGCACTGCTTTGCGCTTACTGCCCAGACATCAATCTGAATATAGCCGCTTTGAATACATTCGCTGTTATCGGCATAAAACGCTCCGCACTCCGATAAATTGTAGTAGCTTATAACGCTCTCTCCCGTGAACACCTCGGGATATTGATACACAACCTTGCTGTCAAGTGAAGAGAGCGCCTTTTCAGCCTCGATATTAACATCAATCATATTAAAGTCCTCCCGATATAATCTCCGCCATAATTTCAACAGCCTCATCGCCGCCCTCGATAAGCGCCGGCACAAGATACGGCTGAGGCGCGGATTTTGATGTACCGAACTCGACATATGATGCGTAATCGGTATTCGCCGATATTTCGGCGCGGCAGCCATCGGCATCAGCCTCTATGGAATCACGCAGCCTGCCCGTATCTACGGGGCACAATGACTTCGCCTTATCACGAACTGATTGTGCAGCTGACAATACTGCTGAATTTACCAATTCCTCCGCTATGCGTGCAGCCTCGTCAAGATTGCTGTCAAAATTTACGGTAACGTTTACTTTTACACTCATCAGCTTACCACATCCCTTATCACAGCGGTCATGCCAAAACTCCATACCGAAACAGACACAATCATGTACCATGCCCCGCCGAAAGCTATATATCTGCCGGTTTTTATCAAATCATTTTTATCACAGAAAATTTTATAGCTTTTTCTTTCGCAAAGTCCGTGGTTCTCACTCTCGGTATTGTCGCTGTACGGCTGCACATCACACAAAACCGTTCCGACGGTTGTTATTTCTCCGCATGACGCATATGTATTTTCGCTTTTTTCGCCGACATCTGCCTCGACGTCATAAAATCTCTCAAACGGATTTATCATTTTCTTCCGCCTCCAAATCTGACGGGAATTTGACGCTGCGGCTTACAAACGGCTTAAGCCGAGATGCGTATTCGCTTAGGAAATCGTAATTTTCATCACTATATTCCACGCGTCTTTCCCCCTCGGTTACAGACTTGATTCCGCCGTTATCTATTGAGCGGAGCTTTTCGGATACAATAATTGCAATCAACCCGATAAGCTGGCGCGGAAGTACATCGATACGACAGTACGAAAGCACCGCATTAATAATATCGTCTGCCAAAATGCCGATAAGCTCATCCTGCGCGTCATCCTTAATTCCCAAAATCACCTTTGCGGAGGATGTAATTTGTTCCTTCGCCTCATCCATATCTTTCACCGCCTTTTAAATTAATCAGTTTTCGCTTTTAGCTGATGACTTGAACACATAAATAGCATCGCTCTTATTGTCAAGCACAAAAGCGTCATAATACACTCTGCCCTCGATAAGCCAGCCGTTTATACCCGGAGGATTATCATGGATTTTATATTCCGACAGCTTGACGGGTGATGTTGTCGCCGCCTGATTTGTAATAATAAATTCTACACCGTCAGGAAAATAAGATGCAGGTACAACGATTACCGGTATACCGTCTATTGTTCCTACCTGTCCCTTAATCAAAATATCCTGCGACATATCGCCGTTTCTGATAAAGCTCGAGTCCTCCTTGATGTTCTTGTAGAAATTGCTTGACACGAACGCCGCAGAACCTGTAAGAGGCACATTGTTTTCGATAAGCTGCGCTGCACCCGTCAGGAATGCATCATATGCGGTTGTCTTTGAAATTGTTCCTGTTGCGACCTTTCCCGCTCCCGCGCAGATTTTCTCAAAACGATACTTGTCAATTTCAGGTATGACCACCTCGCGCAGCTGTCTTTGCAGCGCTGCGCCTGCCGCGTTTGACATCTGAGTGTCATTGTATGTACCTCTGTCGATTGTAAATGTAAAACTTCTGTCGCGCGACATAGTAAGCTCCTGAACGGTATTTTCTATTTCCTTAGGCGTACCGTAACGGCTTGTTCCGCTCGGGGAATAGTCATTCATTTCCGCTGTCGGAACAGAATATACATTTACCGTTTTCACACCGACAAAGTCGTAATCATTGTTTACCGCCGGAGAGGTCATAGATTCTCTCGCGAATTTTTCATCAATTTTCTGAGCATATTTGCTTGCATAATTTATAGCCATTATTAATCAATCCTTTCCGATTATCCTTTTAGTTGTTTCTTTACATTCCAAGACCGTTTAAAAACGGATCTTCGGCATGCGTTTTTTCTCTTGAAACACGCGGCAGACTTCCTTTAAGTCGCTGCGAAAGTCCTTCCTCGATAGCTTTCATGTACTCCTTTTTGAATATCGAGATATTTTCTTTCATATTCGCCTCGTCACCATCGGCAACCAGCTTTGCAAATGTAACGGGAAGATTTTGAGCCGCAAGCTCTTTTGCCGCCTCAAATTCAGCTTTTTCGCTTACATACTGCTGTCTTTCTGTTTCAAAATCTTTCTGTCGTCTGTCCATTTCCTCCTTGGCTCTCTCTTCCGATGTCATGGATGCAAGCCTTGCAGCGTCCTCACGCTCCGATACAATTCTTGTTTCAAGGTCTTTCTCCCACTCGGCTTTCGCATTTTCGACTGCCTCTGACACATACTTTGAGATAAGCTCCTTTATTTCCGTGTTCTTCTCATCATTTTCACCGACAGCGTTTTTTGCTTTTTCATCGTTTTGCGCGAAGTTGTTTTTGTGTCCCTTTTGTTCCTTTGGAGTCACGTTTTTTTGTGTCCCCATTTTTTCTTTTTCGTTCATAGTCAAACCTTCTTCCTTTTTTGTTTTATAAAATAACATGTTATGTTTATACGGTTTCTTTTATACCTCTTTCGCTTTCTCGTTCATCATACGCTCCTTGGCGGCAAGCTGTGCCTCCTCGCGCGGATCTCCGACGAACGACAGCTGAGAAAGAAGTGTTTCGCTCGTTGCGATGCCGGACAGGTTCTTCACCATCTGTGAAACCTCCAGCTCGTTTATCGGCAGATTTCTTGTGAACACCACATCAACACGATGCAGCGGTACATATTCCATCGCGCCCTTGAGCGACAGAAAATTAACGTACAATTCAAATCTCATTTTAAGAGCTTTCGTAAAATATCTTTCCTTGTTTCTCACATGCTGCTCAAAGCCCATCAGCTTATATTTTATCGCGACACCCGAAAGATTTGTTCCAAAGGTCTGATCGGTCAAATCCGGAATCATTGAGAAACGGTGTATATCCGTTTTCAAGCTGTCGCGCAGAACCTGAATATCGCTTTCCGTCATAACCTTTGACAGATACTGCGCGCCTGCTCCCTCGTACCCCAAAAGAATACGCTCTTCCTTGAGTTTTTTTGCCTGCTCGCTGTCGAGGTCAATCCCCGTCAGAAACAGAAATGCATCCACAAACTGCTCCTTGTCGTTCACTCTGTCCGATTCAAGCAGATTATACGCGTCTATAAGGGGTATCATCTGCTCAAAATCACCCTGTTTTTCTTCGTTATTACGGTACTCAATCATCGGAATTTTTCCGAAGTAATGCGGATGAACCTCGGTACGCGTCATATGCTCAAAGCTGTCCTGCTTGTTTTCGTATGTGTAAATATACGCACTGTCGCAGACAACACAGCATGTTCCTGTGACGCTGCCTTCAATATCACGCTTTTTATAATAATGTATGCCGCACAGCGGTATTTCGCCGACACCGCTGCCATAGACGATAAATGTGTTTGTCGGCGGCACACGCTTTTCGGCTGTGATTTTTCATCCGCATAAACCAATTCATATGCCTTTCCGTAAATACTCATTGTCTTTTCCAATTCCGAATCTATACTCGCCATATCCTGCACGGAAAAGCTGTTTTTAACCGCCTCAATGTCGTATCCGTCGGAACATGTGTATGTAACGGGATTGCCGACAAGGTAGCTCTTCGCGATATCCACAATATACTTTGCATGATTGCAGACAATTTTATTATTTGCAATTTTATCGCTTGACCTCTTCCTTTCACATATGGCATGCTTTCCGATGTAGTAATTGTAGAGCTTTTCAAACCGCTCCTGCTCAAGCGCATGACGCGCAATCAGCTTTGCAAGTATAATCTCCGTCATACCGTTTTTCAGAATTTCTTCATCAATAATCATAAATCCAAATCGCTCCTTTTAATTATTTTTGCCCTCCTGTGATTAATCTCGTCCTCGAGGGCGTACCGAACCGCGTCGATTGTATGGTTGTTTTTATCCGGATAGGTTGAACGAAATTCACCGTCACTGTCGCGCTCAAGCTCATACTCCGAAAACTCGCGCGCTGTGTTGGGACATCTTGCAGGGTCTATCACTATCCTTTTAAGTCCTTGCAAAAATCTTATTCCGTATTCAATACTATCCTTTCCCTTATGCGCTCCGCGGACACGCAGACCGTAAAGGCGCATATCGTTAATGCTTTTCGGTTCGGCGCTGTCGCAGACGATAAGAGTTCCGGAATAACCCTTCTGCACAATCCTCTCTGCCGCGTCATGGTTACTCAGCCCCTTTGCA